AGATTTAGTTGTGTAAAGATTAATGTTTGTTCTGTGGTATTAAAGATCTTTCTAAATTTTGGATAGACCCTAGTTATTTCATATCCTTCTGGGATAGTAACATTTAATTCTACTGGTCCAACCGATAAGCCAGCTGGATTGCCATCTGCAGATAGGTTTTCAATTGTAGCAAATTTTGTTGTAGTTCGGCTTACATCTTGAAATTCTAATAATGCTTTTTCAACAAGAAATTTCTTTTTATCTGTTCCCGTTGTTCCAATTGTAACAAAGTTGGTAGGTATACTTATACTTGTCGCGCCTACAAAATAACCTGTACTACTTTCTGTCGACGATGGCAGAGAAACCCATTTAATTAATTCATTAGTTGTAAATCTCCATGCTCCACTACCATCTGCTGTATGAACTGCTTTTCGATATAAATCATAATAAAAATTAGTAACTTCATCCTCTGACAACTGTGGTTGTATAAATCGTTGAATAATAGTATTTGGTGTTGTTGCCGCTGTAAGTTCGGCTGTTGCTTGGATATTCTGTTCATCTTTGTAAATAAAACCATCCTCAGCAAACACATTTAAGTTTTGTATAACACCGGTTGGGTCATTAATATCAATAAACCTACTATGTCCTGCATGTGTTCTGTTAATGGCTTTAATTTTAATAATATCAGTATTTTTATATAAAGGATAGGTATTGTAATCCTCACCATTAACCATTCTATCTTGTGTATAAAAAATTTGTGGCGCATTAGTTTTAATTTCTAGGTTTGATTCTGCCGCTATACTTTGGCTCATACTACCAGTAAGGCCTAGAGTTAAACTCAAAATTTGCGTAGTATTATTTTTACCTATGTATGGTATTTGAATTGTTTGTAAACCAATATCTTCTGGGCGTACTGTTTGTGTTTTATTTACACTTTGTCTGTACCATATTCGAGTAGTTCCTACTGGGACATCACCAAATGCACCATCTGCAAATCGTATTGATACTTTATCATTTAATGATGAAATTGTTGTAAAGATTTTTCTTTTATTTTTAAGTAAACTATTATAAACAATGTTATTACCCGAAATGCTTGGAACTTTATCCCAACTGTTTAGAATAATACCATTGCTATCTATGCTTTGCACCCAAACATCATATTCATTAATGTTTTCTTTATCAAGAAAAATTTCTCTATTAGGTATGGGCGTATCTAAATTAAAATCATCAAATGATAATGCACCTTGTTTTAAGTACATAAAGAAACCAGTGTTATCGCTAGAATTACCAAGGCCATCATTTAAGTAGAACATATTAATACCAGTTTCGGGATTAGGTTCTACTTCTTTAAAATATAGTTTATCTACAAATGTGCCATTAACAACTTCGAACGGTGTTGTGTGACCATTTACATTACCCGAAGCAGTATAGATAACTGCTAGATTTTTTACTGTATCAACAGTATATAATTCAATTGGTATTTCGCTTACTGTGCCTTTTTTAACTGGAGTACCATATGGATTTTGTGTCAAGAACACAGCGTTAAGAATTAACGTTATTTGTTCTAAGAAATCGATATTGTCTGGATCATTCCAATTAATTGCTTGGTTTGCTAAGTTATTTCCTGCACTATCAATTATTTCTTCATCTGTTGAAATAGTTTCTATTTTTATGAGTCCGGCGGCAGGAATATTTCTCTTTGGAACATAATTTAACATACGTGCTAAACGTCTAATACTTTCAGATCGTTCAGCAGTATCTAAAAAGTTTTCTCTAGTGTTTAAGTCTTGTCTAAATGCAATTGTTTGGCCCATGTATGCAAGTAGTTCGACTATGGCAATAAATTCACTGCTCTCAATAAAATCATTAAATTCTTCCGGAAATTGTCTTTGTAAATATTCAATCATAGATTGTTTGATCGAATCAAAATCATACGATGTAAAATTTATTTCACTGAACGTTCTATATATCGTTCTAAAATCTTCTGCGGCAAAAAAGTTATTTTGCCTTTGTATTTGGGCCATTATTTACTCCTGCAAATCCGTATTGAATTGAATTGCTAACGAATCAGTAATTCCATTGGGCAAATATGTTAATTGTAATTCTAGCAAAATGCTATGATCTGTTTCTGTTACTTGTGTATCATCGAGTCGTACCCTTGGATCCGCGTTAACAATTCGTTCAGCATCCTCCTTTATTAATGTTATTGTTCTATTATCAAGGGGGTCCATCAACAAATCATAAATTATACATCCAAACGTTGGAAGCATTACTCTTTCGCCGATGCGTGTGCTAAAATGATTTAGTAAATCAATTTTTACTAACTCAAAATCCGTCACTGAATACGTAGGTTTGTTGCGTCCTACTGTTGTAAATCCTCTAAAATTAACTTCGTTTGTCATTCTTATATACCGTTTTAATTATTTATCGTTTAAATTCTATAGGGTTATATTAGAACTAAGCAACACCAACAGCAGAAGGACTGAATTCGGTGAACAATGCTACTTCTTTTTGCCTTCGGTTATTGAGTCCTTTATTAACAACTTTTGTAGGTACTGTAGTTTTTTTACCATTAACAATTTTTTCTTTATTTTCAGTAATTTTATTAAATCTCATTATTGCTTCTGGTACGCCTGCATTATCTCCTTGGTTAAGTCTTTTAACTGCCGTGCTTTTACAAAATGCTCCTGCACCAATATTATATGCAAGGGATGTTAAGGCATCATATTGATTTTGCGTCAATGGTTGTTTAACACATTTGCGTACAGCATCTTGTGCTGTTTTTGAGTCTTGTGCTAATAATTCTGATGCTTTTGCTTCATTGATATTAGTATAAGATTCACCAGCCTTAATTAAATGCCCGTAACCAATTGTAGGTAATCCTGCAGAATCGTTATATACTGCACCACTATATCCTTCATGTTCTTTGATTAAATCAAGGCCGCGTTCACTAATTTTCATAGCACTTGGAGCGTGTAATAATGGTGTGCCATCAAGTTTTTCAGGATTCGCAACTTTATCATAAACTGGATTTCCTGCGCCGTCATATCCGCTTCCTTTATAGATACCAGATTTATCTATTTTATTAAGTGGTTTAGTAGCAGTCGATGTTGTCGAACCTGGTCTAATTGGTTCATTTGTTAAAATATCTGGCAATATATCTTCTAAGGCGGCCGCTACAGGGTATAAACCTCTTGTTGGATCATTTAAATGATACGGATATGGTTCTCTAGTTGGATATCGTGTAAGTCTATGTTCGTGCGGCGCTATTTCTTCACCTTCGTGTTCAGCAAATGCCAAAATATCGTCATGCATCATTAATAGTGGTATTTTTGGCGCCGCAGGAAATATATCTATTACGGCCTCGGGCCCATTCATATGAATTTCTGGAGCAGTTTCTTTGTAAATGCCGCCTGCTTTAACATTCATTTCATCATTTGATGTAAAAAATGCTTTTGCCGCAGTATGATAAGACATATTATCTATTACATGATAATGTAAAGTTTTATGTACTAAATGTCTAACATAACCAGCAATATCTGTTTCTACGTTGCCTTCATCTAATGTACCATGTATGTGGCCTTTTTCTAGATGATATATAATTGAGCCATCGGCAATAGGCATATCAATTGGGTCAGATGCTTTACCAGGAGAGAATTTTTCCCCTAAATCATTTGTTACTATACCTTCTGGTGCTTTATAGTCCGCTGGCATATGTAAATTAAGATCTCTACCAATGTCAATATTTAGATCTCTATCTGCGCGAATATTAATATCTTCTTTTGATCTAATTGAAAAATGTCTAGTACTAAAAATTTCAACATTGCCCACTTGGTCAAGTTCTACCCATGCTGTAGCATCTTTATTACAAATATAAACAAAACCAGATGAATCATGTAATAGGATTTGTGCGCCGCCTCGAGTACGTAATCGTATAAGTCCATTTTCGTTGTTATTAGCAGGATCGCCGTCATCCATTACAAACGTATGGCCGCCTGCCCTTTTAAAAGTTTCTTTAACACCGTCTGCCTCAGGATCAATTGGCCCTGGTGTACTCATACCGTATACTGCACTTGGTGCTTCTCTGGCCGCACTACTTGTTGTAGTTCCTCTCCAAGGATCTTTTATTAACCCTTGTTCAATTAATCTTTTATAAATTGGTTTATGATACGGACGCAAAGGGGGAGTTAATGGGTTTTGTAAACTTGGGTCATATTTGTTATATTCTGTTGTCGGTACTGGTGAATATTTAAGAGCAGGATCGCTTTTATCATATGCAGCAAGTCCTGGCATACTATGATTCATAAAACTATCTAATAAACAACCTATCCAGACACCTCTAGCAGTATCACCATTAACAAACATTACAAGAACTTTATTACCTACGTCAGGTGGTACAGCCCAAAAGCCATAACTTGTTGGAGTATAATCATAACTCTTACCTTTAATCCAATGTCTCTCAGATGCAGGAGACGAGCCACCAAATGGTGTACAATAACTTACAGGTTTCCAAAGTTTATAATTATCTTCATCACCACCAAAGTCTGGAAGGTAAACTTCTAATCTACCCATGTGTTGTACGTCTCG